AACACCAACCACTGCCACGGGTGTTCCGTGGTAACAAACTAAAAGGAGATCACAATGGCTGAGAAAAAAACAAACACCATTACGATCAACGATAAATCTTACACTGAAGACCAACTAAATGACACCCAGAAGGTAATGGTAAACCACGTTGCTGACTTAGATAGAAAGATTGGCTCTGCTAATTTTAACATCGACCAGCTAAAAATGGGACGCATGGCGTTTATGCAGTCTTTGACGGCATCGTTGGCAACTGATACAGAAGAAGAAACGGCGAATGTAAACTAGGTGGAGTAGATGAATGCCCCTGACCAAACTCCAGTTCAAACCTGGTATCAATAGAGAAGTAACCTCCTACAGTAATGAAGGCGGTTGGTTTGACATGGATAAGGTCAGGTTCCGGTTTGGGTTTCCTGAGAAGATTGGTGGTTGGTTGCGTAATTCTAATCAAGCTTTTTTAGGAACATGCCGTGCTTTGCATCCATGGGTTGCCCTCGACGGTACACAATACGTCGGCGTGGGCACTCACCTAAAGTATTACATCTTTGAGGGTGGCGGTTATTATGACATCACTCCACTTCGGGCAACAACTGCCGCTGGTGCGGTAACGTTTCTAACCGGTGCCGATACTCTTAATGGAGCAATAGCAGCGGATGTAGAATCCATTGTCTTAAACAGTGCGTCAGGTTTTCCTCCTTCTGGACGAATAAAAATTGGCAGTGAGATAATAACTTATGCTGGTATTTCTTCTGCAACATTAACTGGTTGCGCTAGGGGTCAAAACTCTACAACAGCAGCGGCTCACTCTAATAGTGCGGCGGTAACTTGCACCACAATTAAAGTTACAGACGAGGATCACGGTGCATTAGACAATGACTTTGTGACTTACACAGATGCTGCTACTCTTGGTGGAGTTATTACTGCGGCTGTCTTAAATCAAGAATATCAAATACAAACTATTGTCGATGATGACACCTACCTGATTGAAGCTCGGGCCGTAGCAACTACTTCCTCGATCACTACAACCAACGGCCTTGAGCCTACGTTAGTGTTTGCTAATACCTCGGACAGTGGAACTGGGGGCTCGGCCACGGTTGGTGCATATCAGATCAACACGGGGCTAGACACAACGATTACCGGTAACGGTTGGAATGCGGGATCTTGGGGCCGTGGAACATGGAACTCGGCTGCTGACCTTTCTATTGATGGACAAACGTTGCGGGTATGGAGCCATGATAATTTTGGAGAAGACTTAATTATTAATCCTAGGGACGAGGGCGTGTTCTACTGGGACAAAACAAACGGGACAGGGGTACGAGCGGCTTTAATATCTACGTTGTCAGATTCTTCGGCCACACCCACGTCGGCTAAAATTGTTCTTGTATCAGATAAAGACCGCCATGTTATAGCTTTTGGGTGCAATCCAGAAGGATCAGTAACACAGGATCCTCTGTTAGTTCGGTTTGCTAGTCAAGGGAATCCCGCTACTTGGTCCGCACAAGCTACGAACACCGCTGGTGATTTAAGTATTGGATCGGGCTCTGAGATTATTGCGGCGGTAGAAACAAAGCAACAGGTCCTTGTGTTTACTGACGTATCCTTACACGCGATGCAGTTCTTAGGTCCCCCATTTACATTTGGTATAAACGTAGTGTCTGAAAACATTACGATTGCCAGCGCACTTGCCGCTATAAACGTAGAAGATACCGTGTATTGGATGGGACGAAATGAGTTCTACGCCTATGCTGGTACGGTGCAACGCCTACCTTGCACGGTTCGAGACTATGTGTTTAACGACATTAACTCTTCACAGTTAGCAAAGATTACTGCGGGATCAAACACAGCCTTTGGCGAGATCTGGTGGTTTTATCCTTCGGCTAGTAGCCAAGAAAACGACAGCTACGTTGTCTTCAACTATATGGAGAACGTTTGGTCATACGGATCCTTGGCTAGAACAGCATGGTTGGATAGAGGAATTACAGATTTACCGTTGGTCGCGGCTCCTGATCATTATCTATACAGTCACGAGACAGGGTTTGATGACGGAAGTACAGAGCCGGCTACTGCGTTAACAGCATTTATACAAAGCAGTCAGATTGATATCGGGGACGGAGATGAGTTTGTCTTTATTAACCGTATGATTCCTGATCTTACATTTAGAAACTCTTCCTCGGAATCTCCATCTGCTACGATGACGCTTTCTGCTAGGAACTATCCTGGCGGTTTGTATCTTCAAACAGAGTCAAAGTCTGTAACACGAACGTCTACAACTCCAATCGAGCAATGGACAGAACAGGTTAGTCTTAGACTTCGCGGAAGAGCGTTTGCATTAAAACTAGAATCTACAGGTGAGGGTGTTGGCTGGCGGTTAGGTACACCGCGGGTTGATATGCGAAGCGATGGGCGTAGATAATGTCTCGTAATCTTATAAAACCATTCTTTGCGAGACCTCCTGCCGAATACGACCAAAAGTATATGTCGGACTTAGTACAATCTTTTGCTTTATATTTAGAGCAAATGCAGAACCCAGGGGAAGGTCGTCATACACGATTAACCCTTACAAACTTGCCCACAAGTGATCAGGGGCTAGAGGTTGGTGGGTTGTTTCAGTATCGTGATGCCGCCGGATTACCTGGTGTTGTCAGGATAACTTCTTCGAATCAAACGAATCTCCCAAGCATATCAGGTACTGGTAGCGTGGGGTCAGTTACGGTGAATATATCATGACTAGAACTTTTAAAGAACTTCTGCTATTGTCAGCAGTAATTAACGTCGGGTGAAAAGCTATGAGTTTACTTAGCAGTTTAGGTGGCCTTGTTGGAATGGCTATGGGCGGACCAGCAGGGGCCGCAATTGGCTCTGGAATTGGCACACTAGCTAGTGGTGGAGATCTAGAAGACGCCTTCAAGTCAGGTGTTATGGGGTTCATGGGCGGTCAAGGCGGTCCAATGGGCGGAATAATGCAAGCTATGGGGGCCGGAGGTCAAGGCGGTGGCGGCAATCAACTGGCTCAGATAGCTTCGATGTTTGGAAATCAAGGCGGTGGCGGTGGCAACAATGTAAGTCAACAAGGTATCGGCGCTCTGATTTCGGCAATGGGTGGAGCAAACAACCAAATGGGTTCGATGGCAAATCAAGGTGCAGGTAGTGCAGCGGCTGGTCCGGCTGGCTTGGCGGGGTTAAATATTTCTAACAACCCACTGATGATGGCAGCTTTGTTAAAGGCAACTGAACCTAGAGATATTAAGATAACATCTGCATTACAAGATCGACAGTTAGCAACAGGGGAACGAGATCCAAGTTTCCGCGGTGTGCAGGCAATGGACATACGCAGACGAAACCCTGCTAGATTTACTAGCCGGCCAACATATGCCCAAGGTGGGTTGATCGAGGGACCTGGAACAGGGACAAGTGATTCTATACCTGGAGTGATTGAACAAAACGGTAAGCCTGTTGAAGAAATACTTGTATCAAATAATGAATTTATTCTTAGAGCAAAAGATGTAGAGAAGATTGGTGAGGGCGATCGCGACCTTGGAGCGGCTAAGTTATACGCTATGCAACGCCGATTTGACAACGGAGGAACTATGAATGGCTAATGTCGGTGTGGACCAAACGGTTTTAAATCAGTCTCAACAACTTCTTCCTCAGTACCAAGAAGAGTATCTAAAGAATCTTTTAGCAAATGTGTATCAAGTTGAAAGAGATGCGGCTGGAAATCCATTACTAGATTCTAGTGGTCAGCCTATTGTTAGTGGGATAGCCGCGGACTCTCCTTTATATGGAACGCCTATTTTAGATGCTGACGGCAATCAACTGTACGAAAAGAATGCTGATGGTACAGATAGGTTAGACTTTCGCGGAGAGCGGATACCGCAGGTTGATGGGGGAGTTATACGTCCTGACATTGCTCCATTTACGGGCAATCAACTTGAGGCTGTTAGACTGGCGGAAGAGGGTGTGGGTTCATACGAATCCTATATGCAGGATGCCGATACCACATTAGGGGCTGCTGCGGGTAGAGGCGCTCAAGCTCAAACGGCTTTTGATGCTGGCACTAGCGCGCTAACTGGAACTACCGGTGCTTATGATCCGACTGATTTTTCTGATTACTATGACCCATTTAAAACAAATGTTATTGGTCAGACTGCAACAGATGTAGCGAATGCCAGTACCGCTCTAGGTACTGCGGCGCAAGGTGGCGTGGACGCAGGGCAATATGGTTTAGGATCTGCGGTTCAAGGCCAACAGATGCTTAGAGATACTACAGACAGGTTTACTGGTGAGGGCATTGGATCGTTTATGAATCAGTACGAAGATGCTGCTGTGCAACAGGCACTAGCGGACATCGCTCGTAGTGGTCAGATGCAACAAGCACAGCTTGGTGCGAACGCTGTAGGCGCCGGCGCGTTTGGTGGGGCTCGTCAGGGTATACAGGAAAGCGAACTAGCTAGAAATATATTAGAGCAACAGGGTAGAACTGCGGCAGGAATGCGTCAGGCTGGTTTTGAAAGTGCCGCGCAACGCGCACAATCAGCTTTTGAAGCAGAGCAAGGGCGTGGACAACAAGCGGCACAGCTTACTGGTCAGTTAGGTCAGGCTGGTGCGTCTAGTGCAATGTCCGGTAATCAAATGGGTATGGCTGGCGCACAAGGTCAGGCGGATCTTTCTATGGGATTGGCCGGACTTCGTGGTCAAGGATTTGGAGCTTCACAAGAGCTTGGACAGAATGCTTTCCAGAATCAAATGGCAAGAGGACAGAACGCAGGACAGATATTCACGGGCCTTGGTCAGGGAATCGGAGGTCTTGGTACGGCAGAAGCGGGTGTTGGTACACGTCAAGCGGCACTTGGAGAAGCTTTCCAAGGTGCAGGTCAGCGGGATGTAAACTCCTTGTTTAACATTGGCGCCTTGGAGCAAGGTCAACAGCAGTCAGAGTACGATGTACAACGGGCCGCGGACATTGAAGAAGCATATGAACCATCAATGCGAATGCAGTATATGTCAGATATTTTCCGAGGGGTTCCAGCGAGTCAGGGTACATTATCTACAAGTGCAAAGCCGGCGCCGAGTCCCGTATCTTCTATTTTAGGTAATGCTATGGGTATGGCAAATTACAATAATGCAGCAGGAACTGGCATCTTGTCGGGTATAGGTTAGGGGTTTAAGCGATGAACATGGATCGAGTAGCCAATCGCAGCTTATTTAAAAGCAAAAACAACGCAAGAAATAAACTTCGTAACCTTGGCGGTATTATGTCGTCAAGTGAATCCTTGTTAAAGGAAGCCGTCAAAACGATTGATGCCCCAGTAAACCGCCCTGATATGAGCGGTATTATGATGGCTAATCGGATGGCTCCTCAACCTGCACCTCCTATGGCACCACCTCCCATGGCACCACCTCCCATGGCTCCTCCTCAACCACAGCCGCAACCACAACCACAACCACAACAGGTTGCTCCTCAATCAGCACCTCAGATGTCCGCTCCTCAACCAGCGCCGTCTCTTAATCCGTTTGGTGCAGATCCTAAACGTGGGTTTGCACTTGGTGGTTTGCTCAATGACCCTGACACTCAGGCTCGACTGGCTGCGAACACGGCAACTCCAGAAGAGAGAGCCAGAACAAATATGTTTGGCATTGATGTAACACAGAAAGCAGGAACTGTTGTTGAACGTCCAAAGCCACAGATGATTAACCTAAAAGAAATGACAAGAGAACAAGCAGATCGACTTGCAACAGACACACTGACAGGCAAGACACCTTTTGTTTCTCCGTTTACGGAGTCACAGTTTGGAGAAAAAACTCCAGAGTTAACAATTGGCATGCAGAACTTGGGTGCAATGTTAGCTAACCCTGACATATCAACTCAAGAAAAGTCTCGATTGATTGCAACATATGCTGGCGGAAACCCTAAAGCAAAAGATATGAACAAAGAAATGCAGAAGGTTGCAAAAAATACCTTTTTCAAAAAACTAAGTTCAAATCAAAAGCTTGATGCAATGAACCGGTCTATAACTGGGTTTGCTATTGCTGCCGGTACTAGCCCACGGGCTTCTGTTAACTTTGCTAACGGCATGCTTGTTGGTCTTGGAGAGATGAAGAAGACTGAACAGACACGGGTTACGGCGGCTAATGCTTTACAGAAATCAGGTGTTGCAGGAGAAAAGTCTCGACAAGAATATAGATATAACGCCGTGTTTGCTGACGCATTTAAAGCTGCGTTAGAAGAAAATCCGGATGACCAGCAAGCTGCATTAGAGATCGCTACTAAAATAGCTAGTGGTGCCGCACCATTAGCGCCTTCGGCTCAAGGTGGTGGTGGACAACCTCCACCAAACACTGGTAATAGAATTGCTACTCAAGAACAGTATGATGCTTTACCTCCAGGCACAGATTATATTGATGCTAATGGGGTATCTGGAACAAAACCCGCATAAGTGAGGTGACTTTTTATGGCAACAACTATGTTTGGGGATGCAGCTAAAGAACCTCAAGAACCAACAACTACAATGTTTGGAGACACAGCCTCACAGCCAGTGCCCACACCACCCGAAGTAGAAAAAACAGGTCGTAATCGCGAACAATTCCTAGAAGGATCTGCTGTTCGTGAAATTGGCGAGGGTGTTGTTTCTGGTGCATTAGGTGCTGTCGAGGGAGTCGTGGGTCTTGGTGCTTTAGCAGTAGATCTCGTTGCTGACACAGACTATGGGGACAAGGTTACGCAAGCAGCGGAAGCTACTCGTGACGCTTTAGGTTTAGATCCAGAAGGTATCTTGGGTAAGGGTGCTGAAATTATTACACAGTTTGTAGTTCCTGGTGGTATTGCCGCCAAGGCTGCTAAAGGTGTAACCATGGCTGGACGTGCTGCCAAGGGTCTGTCCAAGACACCCTTAACTAAAGCAGAACGATTCACTCTTGCATCTAAAGAAATAGCAGCGGCTGGAATTGCAGATGCCGCAGTATCAACAGATGATATGACTACAATCGGGGACTGGGTGGACATGGGTCCTACTCAGACTACAGACTTAGTAGGTATTTACGGTCGAGAAAAAGCACTAGCTCGTTTAGGAAACAGACTAAAGGTTGGCGTAGAAGCTACGGGAATTGGTGGTGTAGCACAAGCTGGTCTTGGTCTTGCAGGAAAAACTATTGGTGATGCTAAAGTTACTAAGAACATTGCTCAAGCAACTAATAAAAAAATTGATGATGCAACCCAGAGTATCGACAATCTTTTAGATCGTAGACTTTTTGCTAAACCAGGTAGTGCAGAAGAACTGGGGAAGTTCAAATCATTTGCGGCGGACGCAATTGCATTTAGTCGTTACCGTGGGTATTTACCTGGACAAATATCAGAAAAACGTTTGTTAATGGACGGTCAGGTTCAGACTCAAATAAAAAGAGCGGACAGAATCCTTAAAGATTTAGACACAGAGCTTGACGATTTTGTAAAAAAACTTCCCGAAGAAAGCAATCTTAATAAGGTTGGTATTATGAACAGGGTAGAAAGTTACTTAACCGAGACAGATGAAGTTGTTAAAAAACGGGTACTGAAAGAACTTCCCAAAGGAGTTCGTCAAAACGCTATGCGAATGAGAGCGCACGTCAATAGGTTGAGTAAAGATGTTTTAGACAGCAACTTTTTAAAAGAAGCGAAGTATACAAAGGACGGTAAGAACGTCAATGATATGATTGAAAAAAACATCAATGCATATTTGCGTCGTAGATACAAAATTTTTGAAGACTCTAAGTATGTTCCTACTGAAAAATCAATAAAAGTTGCAGACGATTACTTTACAAGAAACCGTAAATCTACAGCAAAAGAACTAACTGAGGCGGCTCGTAAAGATACTGATAACGTATTCAACGATGATTTCTTAAAGAAGAACGGGCTGACTAAAGTTGGGGCGGGTAGAGATTTTAAAATAGAAATAGGTAACAAGGTTACACCACAGTTAGCTCGATTAGCACGAGAAAATTTTCTTGGTCGGTACAGTATTGAAAGTCGCAAGGTTCGTGGTGGTGGTCGTGTAGCAACAGATCGTTTAGAAACAGGTATGTTTCAAACAAGAAAAAACATTTCTCCCGAGCTTCGATCTTTGTTGGGAGAAGTAAAAGATCCAAGAGAAGCATATCTTGGAACCATTGCAGATCTTGCTCAGTTTACGGCCGTAGATGATTACTTTGGAACGGTTGCTAATCTTGCAAGACAAGACTCGGGAATTGGAAAATTTTTTATAGATGGCAAGAACTTAACTCGTGAACAGCAAGCGGGTCTAGAGACTCGTGGTTTTGTAAAGTTGGGTGAGGATGGCAGGTCTAGTGGTGTTGGCAAGATAGATACTCAAGGAGAGATAGTTAAATCAGATGGTGTGCAAGACATAGTCGGTGCCGGTTCTAGCTGGGGTGAGCTAGAAGGGTTTTATGTACCAGACGGTGTATATAAAAATCTATCTAATCAAATTCTAGCCGAGGACAGTCTTGGAGGAAAAGCAGCAAATGCCATAGTCGGAACGTTACTAAAAGGAAAAGGTATATCTCAGTATTCCAAAACCGTTTTGTCTCCAATCACTCAAGTCCGTAACTTCACAACAGCCACTGCTTTTGCTACTGCAAATGGCAACGTTCCTATCATTGGACGTGGAGGTAGTTTAAAAGATTCTTTTAAAGCTATTCATGCAAACATTGCAAACAAAGGTGACAAAGCCTTGTTCAATGATTTAGCCGACGCACAGCGAAGAGGAGTTATGGGAACCAATGCTGAGTTGCGGGAGATTCAAGATACTCTAAACAAAGGATTAGATCTTTACGGTAAAGAGCCAAAGAATTTTATCGAAGCTACATTCGGAGAAGCTGCATCTAAAAGCGGAGCCGCTAAAGGTGCTAAGTTTATGGAGGATCTTTACCAAGGGTCTGATGATTATTGGAAGTATTATAGTTACAACGCCGAGCAAGCCAAGATACGAAACATGTTGAAGGATGCTACACCCGAACAGCAAATGTCATACCTGTTAAAAACACCCACACCTAATTTAAAAAAGTTAGATGGGCCCGAAGGACTATTAGGTAATTCTGATTATCTCGACGCCTACAAAAATCTTACAAAGGCAGAACGTGTTGACCCCCGTGTTTTAAAAAATTTGGGGATGAAAATGCCGGACAATCAAATAATTGACGAGTTAATTAAAAACCGTGCTGCTCAAATTGTTAGAGATACTGTTCCAAACTACAACAAAGGTGCATCTGATCTTATAAAGTTAGGTCGTAAGCTTCCTGTTGGTAACTTTATTACCTTCCCTGCGGAGATGATGCGTACTGGATTTAATATTGTTAAACAGGGTCTCGATGACATGGCATCTGATATTCCTGCTGTACAGGCTAGAGGTCGGCAACGTTTAGCAGGGTTTGCTACTACCACTGTTGTTGTTCCAGCCGCTGTTCTTGAAACGGCGTATGCAGTTACGGGGGTAAGCCGTGAAGAAATGGAAGCTTACAAACGATCTTTTGGGGCACCTTGGGAGAAAGGTTCTGTCTTGGTTCCAACAGGTAGAACAGAAGATGGTAAAATTAAATACATTAACTTTAGCACATCTAATCCATATGATGTGCTGTCTAGGTTTGCTAACCGAGCAATTAACGAAGCGGATGAAGCAATAAAAGAAGGTAAAGATCCAGGTCAAGCCTTTAGCGGTATTGTTGGAAATACAGTTAAAGAGTTTCTAGAACCCTTTATGTCTGAAGCTATTCTTACTGAAGCAATTATAGATATATCTTTTAGAAATGGACGAACAAGTACAGGTGCTGAAGTTTATAACCCGCAGGATTCAGTTGGAACTAAAGGTATAAAAATGATGTTGCATTTAGCTGATACTATAATGCCAGGTTTTGTTCCTGCTAATATAACTTCTGGTGGCGTTGAGCCTAGCAGGTTATTGCGCGGTGTTCTTGGAACAGAAGATGGACCTATTAGTTACAAAGATAAGATGGGACGTGAGCGTACCTTTGTTGGTGAGATGGCTCGTTCCATGACTGGTGTAACTCCACTGGAGTTTGATCCAAAGAAAGGTCTGGAGTATGGTGGGTTCCGTATGCAACGGGCACAAACAGACTCAAAAAGAATGTTTAACAAGGTCGTTGATGATGAGAACGCAGACTCAGATACTTTGTTTAATGCATTTGTAGATGCGAACGAGGCTAAGTTGCGCGTTGACCGTCAGTATTATCAGATGGTGGAAGACCTTCGAACTATGGGCATGAAGGATTCTGAAATACGCAGGGTGTTTAAACGAGAAGGTATTGGCGGTGTCAAAGGCATAATGCGTGGAGAGTTTGAACCATTTAAAATGTCAGACAAGAACAGAAAAGACATGCAGAAAGCTGGCATATATGATCAATATCCACGGGCTAAAATCAATGAGTTAAGAAAACAAATGAAAAGAATGCCTTTGGCTCCAGACGATGGACCAAGTCAAGCAAGAAATCCAAGGCCCGTTCCTGTAAAACCGTCTACTACAATATTTGGAGATCCGTCTTCATCGTTGTCTCCTCCGGCACCGATTGTGCCTACAGGACCTAGGCCGGCTCTTGGACCGCCAACAACTACAATGTTTGGGGACTCATCGTTAATTGGAGGAGACCCTGCTACTCAGGAGATAGCGAATCGTTTGGGTAGAGGTTAGAACTCTTCTACTTCTACCTTAACTCCAACGCCACCAAACAACTGAACTAGATCGTTGGCATCCTCCTCGACCTCGGCTAGGATCTCGTCATCAATCATGCTGGCTAGTCTCAGGGATGTATTAACTAACTGCATCAGGGCGGCAAGCTGCATGGGGTGCATCTGATCTATGCCTAAACTTTTAAACTTCTTGATCTTCATTCAATCTCTCCCCAATTATCCTTGAGTTCTTGATCAATCTTGGAAGGAACCTTTAAAGGTACGCCAGTCTCCATAATCTCTTTGACTTGAGTGGCTTGTTTGTCGCTTCCTATACTGAAGCATAACTCATCATGGACCGTGAGCATAGGAGTAAGTCCAGCGTTATAGCAATCAAGCATTGCTTTCTTAGTCTGATCGGCCGCGGATCCTTGGATCAAACGGTTCAATGCCTTGTATGTAAACGCACGACGTAACTTGCCCATGCCCCCGTACTCCTTCTCTGCTTCCTCCAGAGGCAAAGGTTTGTTGTACTCAAAAGACGTAGGCTCCCACATATCAAAGCGACACAGCCTACCTAGGAGCGTCCGTATCTGCCCGTTGTTGCCGGCCCTCTTGCTTGCAATGTCAGCCAACTGTTTAACGAATGGAACCTTCTCTCGATGATCAGAGATGATTGACTTGGCCTCATCCTTTGTGATCGCCATTTGATTCGCCAACTTAGCTACGCCCATGCCATACATGATACCCAGGTTTACAGTCTTGGCTTGCTTGCGTGTGATCCCTGCCAAATCTGCAACGATCTGGTGAAGGTCTACATCGCTAGTGTTGAACTCTTCAACGATGGTTTGAAGCACAGGATCCTGCATGTTGGGTGGCATTGATGCTGCAAAGTGTACCAATAACCTTGGCTCTTGGCTTGAGTAATCAAATGATCCCCACTTGTCTCCATCCTCTGGTATAAACAATCCTCGGATTAACTTCTTGATCTCCTTGTCACGGGCTGGAATCTGCTGAAGGTTGGGGTTGCTTGAAGAAAATCTTCCGGTGACAGTACCTCCTTCATCCCTGCGAGTAGAGTGCAGTTCTGTGTGGATCCGCCCGTTGTGTTCATGCTTCAAGATGCTGTCGATGAATGTACTGTCTGCCTTGTCGAACTCACGAAGCTTAACCAATGACTGGCAAGCCTCATGTGGATGAGAGTTTAGATAAGATTTAGTGAACGACGGGGCTCCAGCCTCGGTCCTTGGATATTCCAATCCAAGCTTATCAAACATCTTGGCTACTGATGCGCCGGCCCATATGTCTACGTCTACGCCTGCACTCTTCTTAATATCCTGACGCAACTCCTTGGAACGTTTCTGAATCAGCTTCTTGTTACGGTCAGCCTTGTCCAAGTCCACACGAACACCGTTGGTTCTCATGTCCAACAGGCAAGGTATCAAACCAGTCTCGAGTTTCCAAATAGACCAGAGGTCCTGCTTCTCTAACTGGATCTTCAGAGCCTGCCATAACTTCAACGTGGCTACAGCATCCTGTTCTGCATAGGCGCCGACATACTTGGGCGGCAACTGCCACATCTCTGCCTTGGGATCTATCCCCCACTCTTGAGCCGCGGCCTTCAGAAGCTTCTCATCCTTGCGTATACCAACGTAGTCCCTTGCCATAGCATCGAGGCCAAAGGACCAGCGGTTCTCGTTTACCAAGGCGCCAGTAATCATGGTGTCAACAATACGGCCCTGCACTTCAACGCCCTCGGCTCTCATCCAGCCAGCATCATAGGTTGCGTTGTGCATAATCTTATCAACATTAGGCGTAGCCATCTGTGCCTTGAGCCAACGCATTGTCATAGTGGGGTCTAGGTTGTGTCCGTTCGCATGACGCAAGGGGAAGTACCCTTTGAAGTCGCCGGCTGCTACGGCAATACCAATGATGTGTCCATCCTTTCTAGCCCATCCTGGTCCTTGTGTCTTTATGTTAGGGTCCTTTGTTTCAAGGTCTACAGCTATCTGATCATACCCCGTCAAGTCAGGAAACTCAGTAGGTATATTCCAATCAGTGTCAATCAACTCCATCTCCGAACGAATCTGATAGTCTTTGTCTTGGTTGCCAAGATTAAACAGCTTGCCTTGAGTCATTATTTTTTCGCCATCTCTGTTAGTTCTTCTATCGATCTGGTCTCTTCGGAGAACTCTCCACCCAAGCTTGAATACCCTGCCTTGTCCGTCCACGAATCATCATGGTCTATGGTCTCAAGAAGACGAGCCGTCTTCACCCAATCCATCATTAAGACAACGTGTTGCTCTGTCAGGTAGCCGTGGCTTATCAGAGCCCCGTTCATTATGACGTTCCATCCATTGGCTATGCGGCTGTGGTTCTCGAACGCATCTCCATAATCCTTGGATCTCTGTCCGTTGACTAAGTCTTTTGCCTTGTCCAAAATTTCATTGCGTTTCAATGTTTCACCTCATTACTATAACCAACAAAAACCATTTCTTTTAATTCAGAATCATACTCGAATTGAGCGGCAGGTAGGTCTTCATCTTTTACAGTGGGGTCGTCCCACATTTTTTTTGCTCGAACTTCATTAAGATCGGTAACACCCATCTCTTTGTATTTCTTGCGCGTAGCTTCTTCCTGCGCGTTCCATTCATCCAACGTTATTTTCTTCATCTTTTTTCCTTCTGGTTAGGCCGTATCTTTGGTCGTAAGCTAATTTGTACGGTCTCTGGTTTCTTATACGAATAGAAAACATGTTGATCTATGCGAACTATTCTGTACAATTTCCGCCGCCATATAGGTCGAACGTTTACAGTGTGGTAGTGATCAGCATCGCTGTAAGGTAGAATGCTAGGGTACTTTAGTATCTCCTCCGCTAAGTTCTTAGATTTGTTCCACGCCTCTTGATCCTTGGTCGGAGGTACGTTGCCCTTCTTAACAAAAGAAAACTGTCGGTCCTCCATGACTACATCACAGAGTGTCGAGGGCCATCGTTTTGATTCTACCCTGTTCACTATAACTTTAGCCACCATAAGTTGAGCTTGAAGAGATTCCCCCCGTGCCTCATGATACAAAGCCAATGCCAGACAAACACTTGCTATCATAACTCATACCTATACTTCTTGTCTGTGTCCAAAATATGCAGTTCTTTTTGCGCGCGTGTGACCCCTACATAGAACGCTCGATGCTCATCATCCGGATACCTTGACTCCATGCATGCCTTGGTTGAAGCTAAGAACACCAAGCACTTATCATCTTCGCCACCCTTCATTGCATGAAAGGTTGATACTTTAATTCTAGGCGGCTCAGTAATCGACTCGCCCCTGCGTTCGATAGCTTGTGCATACATCTTGTCATCGCTGCCCAGACGCACAACATCCATGGCATCGCGTGTTCTTTCACACTCTAGCCCGTAATGTTTGTACAGATCATCCATGTTTAGATCGCCTGTTGGGTCCGCTGCATCTAACAGATTGCCGGCTCCACGCTTAACAACCTTGTAGTCCCCCTGCTTTGGCACAACCTCATACATCTTCTTAATTCGATCTACAGAAACCATGTCCCCTGCTTGCAGTTCTCTCCAGGTTTGAATGGCCCTACCTACTTCTGTCTTGATAGAAGGGGTGCCTTTCATAGAGTACAAGTATCCTGACTCTCTCAAGATCTCAGCAAACTCCCTGACAAAACTGTTGGTCCGGCACATGATTGTCCAAGAGCCTTCGTGTATCGGTACACTGTCCATGGTCTGATGGTACTGAACAACACCCTCTTCGGCGGTTGGATAGAACTCTTTCTCAAACCGTGTGTGTATACGCTTTACAATCTGTTGAGACAGATCAAAGACTAGCTTGGGTAGACGGTAAGATTGTGACAAGATATCTACGTTGTCTGTAACTTGCATGAACCTCTCGACAACCACACCGGTCCACCGGTGGATAGCCTGATCATCGTCTCCCGAATACACAACCCTCTCTGCATTCGTTCTCCAATGCAGTACCATTTCCCATTGAAGAGGGGTGAGATCTTGGGCCTCGTCTATCAAGAGCAGTTGCAAACGTGGGGGCTCTATATCTAAAGCCAACTCGATCATGTCAGCAAAGTCTACCTTCTGATTGTCAGACTTGTAGCTGGTTACCGTTTCGTGAATCTGTTTCATCTTACTGAAGTGCAGGTTGTAGTCTTCTGCATCGTTAAACTCTTGCTCTAATGTACACTGACGATACCGTGAACGGTCTATCATCTGAAGATACTTGCTACCGTCACCACCAACCGCGGCAATCAAGATGCCATCGTCCGGAGATGCAGCGTCCGCTCCTTTAAACGACAGGCCCAGAGTTTGCCCCAAGGTTCTCCAGTCTTCCATGGACAACAGGTCGTTGCGTGACAAGCCAAGCGATCTCCACGCCGCTGAGTGCAGGGTTATAAACCAAGGCAGTTGTTTATGCTCTAGGTTAAACCTCGCACACGCACGGCCCCGTGCTTCCTCTACGGCCTTCTTGGTAAAGGACATGAACCCTATCTCTTCGGGCCTCGTACCTTGAGCCAGTGCATCTTCGACCATCTGCATAAGTGTGTGGGTTTTGCCGCAACCTGGGGGACCCAACAGTAACTGATCAGTCTTCAAAGTGCTTGCCTCTTGGACGTTCCTTCAACCATTCGCGTACCTCTTGCTCAACCCACCGGCTGGCAGAGTTCTTGGCGCCATCATTCTCACCCAAGATAATAGGTTTAGGAAAGTCCCGTTGCTCAACCCACTTGTATATGGTTGACTTATGTACACTAAGCCATTCGCTAAGTTCCGCGATACGCATTAGTTTTTCATCAGAAGGGAATGTCATTATCAATCTCCACTTTTTGTAGTGCTGTTTCATTTTCAAAGGCCGGCACCCACCAGACCCGTATTGATGTACGACTACCATCAGGCTTTCTAATATTTAGATGCCCATGATAATCGAGGCCGTCGTTCATATTTTTTATTTGCTCTTGAACCTCTGCCCTGTTGTAGTCGTTGAAGCTTCTGTTCTTTAGAAACTGCATCAAGCCACTCATTGTAAACTTAGTAAGGTTGTCCTCGGTCCAAGGTTTACCCATAGACACTTCTTCTGGTGCTATCGCCCTGATCCGACTGGTGCAGTAAGTGGTTAGAAGTTCCTTAAACTGACCGCTGATCGTAAGTTCTTCGGGGACCTCCATCTTCACAGACTTCTCCATCAAGCTGTTGACCATCTGTTGCCAGTCATTGGCCTTCATGTTTGGTGGCATCATGCTTAGTTGTTCCATGCATGACCGCTGCCACAACGTTTGGTTCTGTAGTTGTTCGACGGTAAGCTGTAGCCTTTGTCCGTTAACGTCCATGAAATACATGCGAGGTTCAGACAACATGATTGTCAGGCCACCAACTTCCGGTGCATCAGGCGCGCTACTGCCTATACCAAACGGTCTGGACTTGCATATAGTCTTGTCACAGTGATCCTTGAGAGGGCAGACTTCGCATTGTAAGAAGTAGTCTTTCTTCATCAAAGACTTTTGCAGATCTACAATCTCTCCCGCCTCTAACGATGGACTGCATAGCATTCGATTGTAATCTTCGTGATGCTTCTTCCAATCATCCGGCCACTTTAGCCGGCAATATACACCGACGTTAAACATAAAGATGTTACGGTATTCTGTGACCGCGCCTTGGCTTGCAATAACTTCCAAGCAGTAAGGACCATCAGTAAAGTGTGATCGTTCACCACCAAAGGTTAAAGAATCTAGGTCCGAAGCGGACACTTTTGCTTTGGATACAGCCTTATGAAACTGAGCCAAGGTCATCGACTCACCCTTGGCATCCAATGCGTAGCGTGTTGTGATGTCTCCCCCGAAGTAAGGCATGTTAATAAAGTTGCCTACATCTCCTCGATCAGCAAGTATCTTGTCTTGCTTTGGAAATATCTCACACCCACTGTAGCCCAGCGCAACGGACATCTCGGTTAGGTATTCTCGGATCAAGGCCGCAGGCTCCCAATCCTTTGTGAACAAGTACAGATGGGCGCCACCGGACTTGGATCTGCACATGATTAACGGCAGCTTCAACTGATGAACCTTGCTGTTCAAGGCTTTTAAATCCAAGTCATATGTATCTATATCTAACGCACCGAACTTGCACATGTTGTCTTGGGTAATAGGAATAGAGCCCACCCCCATCTTACCTTCGATGTGTTCCTGTATCTTCTCTTCTGTAAGGACGCCGCGAACAACACGGCTATCGGACTCGGCTTTACCGTTTCTTCCAACACGACCAACAACAGTTGTCCCGTGAGCCGCGCTCGATCCCTCAAACGTTTCTAATAATTTTTTTGCATCTGACATTATTTGCCCCTTGGAAAAATAAAAAGGGGTAGTTCTTTTCTACAAGAACTACCCCCCGCTTTAATTAAAACGGTATTTCATCTTCCTTGAGGGCATCGCTGTTCTCCGAAGAAGTCTCCTCGGTCATAGCTCTTGCCTCGCCAGTCTCTACACTCGAACGAAACTTCTTAGCTTCATTCCGTAGCACTGGGTTTGCTACCGGACCTACTTTAGATACGGCATAGTTAGCGTAAGGCTGACCAGCCTTGTTCGAATCTTGAACAGAGACTACCTTCCACATTGTGCTGAACAATGACAACACCTGCATCTGTCCTGTCTTAGGATTCTTTGCTTTGTTCATAGCGATCATAGACTTCCATCGCTTTGAAACTTTCATCTGTGAAACCTTCATGTCAATAACAACAGGCATGTAGTCTTCATCTTCAGTAACCAACAGGCAGAAGTAACAGTCAGCAATCTGAAGATGGTTTCCGTTGGGAAGGATCTCAGTGTTACCTTCCCTTCTGCGTTGGGCGATAGCAGGGTCACTTGGATCTAAGTCCTGCACAAACCCACCACGATCAGGAAGCCACTCAGTATATTTAGTGACAACGTAACAAGGAATAACCTTGATGCCATCGTCGCCAGGATACACCTCATTGGTAAGGTTGTTAAAGATATCACCTTCATCTAACCCCTCGATGTACTTTGCTTCCTTCTTCTTTAGTTCCGGAGACATAGCTTGTGCCAAACGAATAAACGGTATGATCATTTCATCGGCGGCAAAGGTTGTACCCTCATCACCA